TAATGGCACATTGGGCAAAAATCGAAAATGGCGTTGTTGTGCAAGTTATTGTTGCGGAACACGATGTCATTGAGAGCGGAATGTTTGGTAACCCTTGGATGTGGTTGCAAACTTCATACAATACTCGCGGAGGAGTTCATTATGGCCCTGATGGACAGCCTGATGGCGGCCACGCGCTCAGAAAGAATTATGCTGGGGTTGGCTATTCTTATGATAGGTTTCTTGACGCATTCATTCCGCCTAAGGCCTATCCTTCTTGGACATTAAACGAAGATACTTGCCTATGGGAGGCTCCAGTACCTTACCCACAAGATGGTCGGCCATATTATTGGGATGAAAGTATCGGTAATTGGGTTTTGATTAATGCTGATGAGCAGGAGCAAGTAAATGGCTAATTTATCGAACCTGCTTCCTCCCGGTAATGTTATCACCACATCTGGTGGGACGATCAGTGGGAATCTATCTATTAGTGGTAATAATACGACAACTGGAATTGTTGAATCTACTTCAGGTGGATTTAAATTTCCTAATGGAACGACACAGGCAGTCGCATCGAAGTTGGAGTTGATTTCAGTAGCCAATGCTAGTGCCGCATCTTCCGTAGACTTTACAGGATTAAGCTCGACATACTCAGAATATATCATCGTGTGTTCTGGGTTTTATGCCGGAGCTGCGGGTTCAGCGCTTAATCTTAGAACATCTTCCAATAATGGGTCTACATGGGATAGCGGTGCTTCAGACTACCTGTATGGAAGTGTATATAATACAAATAACTCAAATCTTCTCACCAATACTACCGGCTCTCAAATTCCGATCACTGCAACGACAGCACTTAATACGTCTGCCGCCGCTAACCATGCTCGAATCATTATTACAAATGCTGGCATCAGCAGGTACGCAAGTATCGAATCGACTGCCGGTGCGACAGTAACTGGAACTAATATGTATCAAACTCGTACAGTTGGATTCAGGATGTCTACTACTGCGATTAATGGAGTGCGCCTATACGCCACTTCAACCAATCTTACTGGAACCTTTTACCTATATGGGGTTAGAGTATAATGACTATGCACAAATTGGTTAACGGTGAGGCAGTTCCTCTCACGCCGGAAGAAATTGCGGAGTTTGAAGCCAGCGTGGCGGAAGCCGCTACTTTTGCTTGGAACAGCGTAAGAGTTGAACGTAATGGGCTGTTAGCCGCAAGTGACTGGACACAACTATCTGATGCGCCTGTAAATAAAGAAAATTGGGTATCGTATCGTCAGGCTCTTCGTGATATTACGAATCAAGAAGACCCGTTTAACATTGTCTGGCCTCAAGAACCTGAGTGAATTGGTGGGTGACATGGAAATCAACCTCAATACCGTAGTTACAGTCTTGGGCTGCCTTGGTGGCATCATTGGGGTTTGGACTACATTGAATACTCGCCTGACGACATTAGAGGCCCGTATTCAATTCGGTGATGAGCGTTTCCAGTCAATCGACCGCAGATTTGATGAGATGATGAGCCACCTTCGCCGGATTGAAGACCGGCTACAAAAGGTATCTGAGAGATAATGGCTTCCGGCAATTTCAGTAATTGCCTCAAGGTAATTCTTCATCACGAAGGCGGTTTCGTAAACCATCCGCGTGATCCCGGCGGTATGACCAACCTTGGCGTGACCAAGAAGGTTTATGAAGAGTGGATTGGCTATCAAGTCTCTGAGGCCATCATGCGTAAGCTAACCCCTGCGCTAGTCTCTCCGCTGTACAAAAAACGCTACTGGGATGTGATGAAGTGCGATGGCATCCCGCGTGGTCTTGATCTCTGCGTATTTGACTTTGGTGTGAACGCAGGAACAAATCGGTCAATCCGCTATCTGCAACGCCTTATTGGCGTGAAGGAAGATGGCATATTTGGCCCTGCATCTTTTAAGGCGCTTACATTCAAGACTGTCGAATTGGGTGCAAATGAGCTGATTGATAGTTTTCAGGATGCCCGTCGATCTTATTACCGTAAACTGAACACCTTCGACACATTTGGTCGCGGATGGCTTCGGCGGGTGGATGAGGTCGAGCAATCGGCAAAAGAGATGGTGAAGAAGTGACATTCTCTGAGGTCGAAAAGAAAGCCAGAGAGCTTGTCCGCGTGTGGTGGAGGCCAGTTACTTGCATTGGCATCGCTGGAGGCGTAATAGTCAACGCAATAATTTTGCCGGTCATCAACAAGGAGCCGATCTCTCTAACCGACTTGGCAGCGACGATTGCTTCATGCGCAACAATCTTCGCAGTCCGCGAATGGGGCAAAATCAATGGGGCCGATTAATCCGATTCTTGCGTATGTGGCGGGAGGCGCTCTCGTTATTGGTGTCGCCGCCGGATGGAAGGTAAAAGACTGGCAATGTGATGCCGCTTATGCTGCCGCGCTGGAAAAAGCCGAAAAGCAGCGGAAAGAGATGCAGGGGAAAATCGATGAGATTTCCACGAATTACGAAACGCAGCGAGATCAAGCCGATCTGGTGGTCGCCGGAACGACACGCGAAATCCGTGAGATTTACAAGACTTTGCCGCCTGTTCCTATTGATTGTGCTGCTAATCTTCGTGTTGTCGGGCTGCTCGAAAGCAGTGTCAGTAACGCCAATGCCGCTGCCGCCGGCAAACCTAGCAAATAGCTGCCCGGAGCTTCCTAAGCCACCGCAGCCGCTCTCCGATCCTGAACGTGCAATTTGGGAGCTTGAAATAATCGCAAAATATGGCGATTGTGCGCTACGTCATCGTATGACAGTCGATGCGTGGAGAGACGCAGTAGACGGAAAGTGAGGGGGTAATGGCTAATATACCAATTTCAGACGAAGAATTTATTCGTGCGTGGCAGGAGGGCAATTACAGCCCACGCCGCGTTGCGGAGCGGCTTGGTATGCAAGAGCGCAGTGTCTACAAGCGCCGCATCTCATTGGCCGAGAAGGGTATTGTCCTTCAATCCCGGCCACAGGGCAATAGCTCTGGACACTGGTCGCGGGATGATATTGGGCGCGCTTATAAGAAGCAGAATGACCTCAATATCATAAATGGCACTGTATTGGTGTTTTCTGATGCTCACTGGTGGCCGGATCACGATACAACGGTAGCCAATCACGCATTGCTGATTCTAGCTAAGGAACTCAAGCCAGTGGCGATGGTAGCCAATGGTGACCTGTTCGATGGCGCACGAGTTTCTCGCCACGCCCCTTTGGGCTGGGTTGAGTTGCCGACCGTCAAGCAGGAACTTGAGATTTGTCAGGATCGTCTTGCCGACATCGAAATGGCCCTGCCAAAGAAGTGTGCCAAGTTCTGGAATATCGGAAATCACGATGCTCGGTTTGACCGCGCTCTCGTCGCCAACGCATCTGAATATCAGGGGGTGCTAGAGCGGCTGGAAGACAAATTTGACCGTTGGGATTTCGCATGGTCGCTTATGGTCAACGAAAGCACGATGATTAAGCATCGGTATCATAATGGCATCCACGCCACATACAACAACGCTCTGAAGTCTGGTCGCTCTATCGTCACTGGACACCTCCATCGTCTGGCCGTTACGCCTTGGGCTGATTACAATGGCCGTAGATGGGGTGTGGATACCGGGACGCTGGCAGACCCTCATGGGCCACAATTCGATTATGCGGAGAACAATCCTTCTCCTCACACGTCAGGATTTGCCGTTCTTACGTTCAAGGATGGGATGCTCCTGCCTCCAGAGCTTGTGGAGGTAATTAATGGTAAGGCGTACTTCCGTGGGGAAGTTGTTTATGAAGGGGAATGATATGACTATCTCAGCAATCGAATTTCTGGAGAGGGCCGCTGACTTGATGCTAGAGCGCGGCAAAGAGTACGATAGACCAGATGGGGAGCGGAGCATGGCACAGGCTGTGGCCGCTTTTAACGTACTTACAGGCAACATCCTGTCAGAGCATGATGGATGGATGTTTATGCTGCTCCTGAAGCTCTCTAGACAGGCTCAGACACCTCATTGGCATCAGGATAGCTCAGAGGACGCGATTGCCTATGCAGCCCTTATGGCGGAGGCTTGGCAGAACTATGACGCGGAACAAGATGAAGAGATCGTCATTACCTTTACATTCGAAGGTGACGATGAGGATGAAGATTAATCTAGTATCGTAAAACTTGTTACCGGGATAAGGGCGACCGGCTCAACGCCAACAGTCGGTCCCCTATCGTACTTACCACCAACACCTTTTTTGTGGTAAACCGGCAGCTTCACAAACCCAAGATTATCAGACCATTGGATAAGCAAAATAGGCGTGAACCCTTTCGCGGCCCACGCCTCAAGTGACGTATATTTCTTATCTGATATTAGGTAATCGTCGTACTTGAACATCGGAGTCGTCCGACACTTCACCTCAACGATAGCCTTTGCATCATTTCCGCGCACTAGGATATAGTCCGCCTCTGATTCCATTGGCAGCTTGTACGGCTTTGATTCCGTAAAATCGCAGAACCTGTTTATGGCTTTAAGCTCATTATCCAAGTCCTGCTGTCTTTCAAATAGCTTAGAGATTTATCATCTCCTCCAAATCATTCATTTCATGATTGGTCAGTAGCGAGTGCATATTCATCCTCTTTGCCTCTCTGACTAGAGAAATGTATCTACGCCGCGCTCTATCCAACTGCGATGGGAGTAGCTTTCTCCTGTAATTGAAATACTTCTTCTGCCGATCAACCACGCTTCACCGCTTTCTGCCATCCATCTTTTAGATGTCCGTAATCTCTTGGCTCTGTGACGTAGGCGTATTCACCGCAAATGCCGCATTCATCTGGATGCCACGTTGCGATGCCACATTCCCTGCGTCCGTATTCCTCTCCGCAGTTTTCGCATATCCATGCCGGGTATTCAGTCATTCCACGCCCCTCAGAGCTTGAAGCTCAGTGT